TGGGCGCACACGAGTGGCCACTATTCCAATATCTAATCTATCTGAAATAGCTTTTGAACCTCTTAACAAGTTTTGATTTAGCTCTCCCTCTTGCCAATCTCCATTAAGCTGCGTTCCACTCATTATAAAAACCCCAAGAGTGTTAGCAATGTCTTTTAATTTGGTGGCCAACATGAATAGTATTTGGTCTTCTCTAAGTTTTGTTCCGTTTGATATAGAAGAAATTTCTTGCAACAATTTCATTGATACATGAATATAATCAAAGTAGAATTGTTCTACATCATTTTCTCTATAATATTTTCTCATAGTTGCTTCAATTTCAGTTATCCCAAAATCGGTAATAATTTCAAAATACAGTGGAGTACCTTCAAGGATTTTAATTGCTTCTTTTAAAATTCTTTCTTCATCAGCGTCAAATCGGCCATCAAGAATTTTTTCTTCTTGAATGCCAGTCATGAAGGCCAGCACCATAGTTTGACACTCTGTTTCGTCTAATTCAGTAGATATTAACAAAGTAGGAATTTTATTCCCATTATCTTCCCATTGTTGTTTTTTCTGGTTATACCTTTTATCAATGGCACTATTAACGGCCATTGACATCATTATTCTCGTTTTACCCGCCCCCGTTGGGGCGCTAAATAAATAAAATTTACCTAATCTATTTCCTCTTGTAATGGTATCCATTAATTGAATAGGACTAGGACTACCATAATCTGGAGCTTCCTTAAAAGAAGAAAGTAAATCTTCTAGTCCTTCGGCCACTTGAATACTTTTTGTTCTAGCATTACTTGTAGCACCATCAATTAAAACTTGAATAGAGTCTGAAATCTCACTAGCTATATCAGATAAGCTTGTATTATCTAACCATTCTTGTTGTGATTGTAATAGGTCTCTGTTGGGAGTGTCCCAATCATAAAACTGCTTTACATTAACTCCATGTTGCTCTAGCGTTCTTAATAGAGTCATTTTCTTAGTCATATTAAAAGCTGGCTCAAAAGCTTCAGCGTCGCCAGTCTCTGCTAGTCTACCAAAGAAAAATTCCCCTTGTTTTACTGTATGGTCCTCAATTTTTATTTCTGAATTAAAGAAATTGCTTAGTTGAGGCCGTCCCTGGATATACGCTTTGATAGCACCATCAGAAAAAGTAGAGTGCCCAATAGAGTAGAGATTATACATAATTGAGTAAGCTATTTTTTGCATGGTGTCGGAAAAATCATTTTCTGTTAATGCCTGGGTATCGGGTCGGTCAAATAAAGTGGGTCGGTCGTAAAGGGCCCCCAATAACATATTAACCATATCTCTTCGATAATATCTGTTATTCTCGGCCATCTTCTACCCCCTCAAGCATTGACTCAATATCTATTAAGTTTTCTTTCTTTCTTGTCTCTTGGGGTTTCACGACTACTTCAACTTCCTTTACTATTTTTTCATCTTCTGGAATCTCTTTTAAGCTTTCTGATAAAGCCCTTTGCAATGCCCAGAAATCTTTTGCTTCGTTATATAAAAATGGCAATAAAGCTATACCAGATTTACTATCAACCTTTAGCTTTTTAATTCTTACCATATAGATAAGAGTTCCATAAAGGCCTGAAATAGTATATCTGCCGCTTTCTACATACTCAGTAATCTGTTTTTGAACCAGGGCAAAATTTACCTTTCCACCAGATACTTCATTCAAAAAATCTAACATTCCTTTTCTTGGGTCATTAGATTTTTCAAGTTGCTTTTTATCAAAACAGGTTTTATGAAAATATCCACTGTTCTTTTTAACAAACTCTACCTTAGTTCTATCAAACCTTTCTCTACAATATTGACAAATAACTGTGGCCAATATGATAACTCCTCTCTAATAAAATTAGCGAGAAAGTATAAACCTTCCCGCTAATTCTCTTTATACTTTATTATAACTTATTTTTTTAAATCTTTCAACTCACTAATAGCTAAATCTACTAACTCTGCTTGGTCTGGAGTAGCATCAGCAATCTTATTACCAAAACCTAAAATATTATCAATAATGCTCTTAATTCGTGGTCCGTAGTATGTTGGATTTTCTTCCATATATTCACCAGCGATAATATTAAAGCCGCTAATTAATTCTTCAATCGGTTTATCGATTTCTCGCTCTGCATATAGTTCTGCTTTTTTATCTGTTACAGCTTCGGAGCCAAAACGTTTTTCTAAAGCATCTACAGCGTCACTAATGGCCCCAACTAAGTTTTCATAAGTAAACTCAATAGAATCTGGGGTATCAGGGAATCTAGAACCTGCAACAAAACGAGGCGTTCCTCTCATAAATAATCTTGTGTGACTGTTTCCATTTTCATCTACAATTGGTCTTGCATAGCCGATAATATCAGCCATACGAGTAACAACTTTATTACCACGTTTGTCCAATGTTGGGACAATTTGGTTATACTCAGAACCTGACTCATCTTTAAACGTTTTATCTTCTGAGTGAGAGATTAAAATTAATCCATAATTTTCAACAACAATAGAGCGTAAAATTGAGTCGAATTCTTTTTCTACTAGTTGATAACCACGTCCATAAGGGATATCTGCGATTGTTTGTACCCCATTTTGGTTAGCAATATATTGCTCGCAAAAATTATATGCTAAATCTACAGTATCAATAATAATATTATAAAACTGCTCTTTAGCTTTTTCAGTTTTTAGCTGACGCAATACTTTTTTAATTTCAGCCCAAGTATTAACTGGTTGTGCAATAATGCCAGGAATTGCAGAATATCCTTTTTCTGTTGCGATTAATAAAGATTTTTCAAACTTACTTGCCATTGTAGTTTTTCCACTCTTTGGAGCACCAAAAAACATGATTGAATAACCTCTTAAATCTCTTGAAACTTTGTGCGGTTCTAATGAAAAAATATCAATATCGTTTGCCATTTTATCAATCTCCTTTTTTCTTTTTAGGAATATTTTTATTCCGACTAAAGGGTCGAAATTTTTCGACCCCTTAAGCAGTCCTAAAAGTCAAATTTTGCTCCGGCAGAAATGTTCTTTGAAGCAGCACCTGTTGCTGTTTTAGTATCTACTGTTCCAAATCCACTAGGTTTTGCAGCGTTAGAATTACGAGCTTCTACTGCCGCCCGTTGTACTTGATAAGCTTCACGACCAGACTTAATTAAATTAACTAGCTCATCTGTGATTTCTTTAGGTTCAACAGCTGCACCAGTGATAATATTTTCACGACGAGAAGTTTGTTGAATATCTACATGGGCTTCACCAAAAGCAGATTCAGTAGTTACTTCTCTACGAATAAAGTTGTTAATTACTTTGCCCCAAACTTCTAATAGAATAGGATTTGAGCCACTAGCATCTAAGCTTTCAAAGTAATTATATGCTTGTTCAGAATCAATGATAAATTTAGCAGGGAAGCAAGTGTCACGGAAATCAAAGATTTCGCCATTTAAGATATACCGTCCTGTTGTTTCCCCCTCTTGGTCTAATTCAGGGATTGGACTAGCGGTAATAAATAAATCAACGATAAATTCAGCTTTTTGAGTTGCCATAGCTCCATCATTTAAGAAGTTACCTTGAATTTGAGTTGCATCTACAACCTGTCCATCTCTTCCAACAAAAGGATTTGAACTAATATTAGATGTCATTCGATACGTAGTACCTTTTGCATTGTCGAAATCTTCCATCCATCGCAAGGCAGTATCGTAGTTTCGGTTAGGCCCTTTAGCTGTTTTATCTCGGTAAAAAGCTCTTAACGAAACATTTTGGTCGCCAGCCTTAAGAGTATAATTACCAACAATAGCGTTATAGGGTTCGCCACTAACCTTGTCATTGTATTGCCGAATTTCTAAATCAATATCTTCCAATGTTCCTACAATAGTTACTGTGTTTTTAAAAGTTGATGCCATAAATAAAAACCTCCATTTAAAATTTATATTATTTTTTATTACTTAATAAGTATAACACGAAAAGATTAGAAAGTCAAATTATTTTTTATTTGGCCCAGATTCTTTCCATCTTTTTAAAGCTACTTGCAATCTGTCGTTCACTTCATATTCTTCAAAATATCGTACTCGCTTTCTAACCATTGTAGTACCTGGGCCAGCAACCGGAGAGCTTAATCTAAATGATTCAGCAATTAATTCCTCTAATAGCTGTCTATCATATTCATGATAATATTTTTCTAGTGCCAAGTTAAAGTTTGTGAAGTCGTCCCATGTTTTACCACTGTCTGGGCTAATCTGAACGCCTGTGGTATGAACTCCCTTACTAACAGGGAAAATTCCTTCATTGTTTAAAAAACGACTTAGGTTTCTTGAAAAACTCTTGAACAATTGAACATCTGCAGTTTCATTCATAAATATTCCTCCATCAAAATATCTTTTTATTTCTTTTACCTTATATAATAATTATAACATTTTATTTGTAAAATGTCAACTATTATATAGTAGCTTTTCCAACAATAGCTTTGCCAATTTCAGCAGATATTTCGACGACTTCAGCTTCATCTTTAACACCAATATTAGAAAGGTATTTATCATAGTCCATTTCTTTATAGTGTTTTAAATTCCCATCTTCTACCATAACAGCCCCATGTACAGGACAAATTAATTGAGAGTTTGAAGAATAAACATTTCTCATGATATTTTCTTTGTCGTAGCATAGTGGACAAAATTGGTCAGAATTTACTTTTACTTGCATACCAAGTTTCCTCCTTTATTTTTTATGGGTTCATTAATCAATAAAAGAGATGTATTGTGAACTCAAATTAATCGTCCTCGATAACAACTTCTAGTTCACTTGGACTACAATTACAGTATTGCTGAAAACCATGTTCTTTACACATTAAAACCCTTTCTCCACTCTCATTTTTTTCAGAATAGAGTTTTCTCATAATTCCGTACTTCTCTTTACATCGAGGACAATAATACTTTCGTGAATACATCCTAATCAAAAAATATTCCTCCTATCTATATTAATATTATAACATTTCTAGTATAAAAAATCAAGATGTTCTATTATTTCTCCATTGAAGAATTTCATTCTCTATTTCTTCAGCATCACAATACCCAGACACCCTTATTTATCTCTAAACTCTTTGACTTTTTGAATTAAATAGTCTGGTTTGTCTAGTGGGCCTGCGTGAAGCACAGTTCCATCTTCGGCCACGATAAATGTGAACGACATATAGCCCTGGTCTGTCGCCATACCTAAATATTTAAGGAATTT